CTCGAAAGTTATTGGAGGGAAGGTTTTCTAATGAACGAGGAAAACATTGAAGAGCTAAAGCGAAGGATAATTGAGGCGGAAGATATTCTTTCAGACTTGGCAACAGGATATTGGCATTGCGTCTTGAATCAGATGGATAATCCTGTTGAGAACAAAATGGGAGACAGGGTTTTGGAATACTGGCGTCAATTCAGCGGAAATGAAAAAACCTCCTAAAATCATCGAACGAAAACTAGGCCGCGAACGGGCAGACGGGCTTTGCCATTCTGACGGCTTGATTGAGATTGACGAGCGGCTAAAAGGCAAAGCGAGGCTCGACACGCTGATTCATGAGCTAGTCCACAGCTTTGACGGTTCACTTACGGAAGAATACGTTACGAAGCTGGCGACTTACGTTGCCGATAACCTTTATCGCAATCGCGTCAGGGTAATTGAATCGGATTAGTTTTGACAAGGCGGCGTCAAAAAGATGCCGCTTTCAAACGCTGATTTCACACAGTTTCTCATCGACGAGATTGACGATGGGAACGAGTCATTTGTCACCGACTTATTGACGGCGGCAAAGGCTAAGATTGTTGCGGGCGGTGGAGTGATTGATTCGATGACAAGCGGGAGCCGAAACGGGAAAAGCTACACCATGCAAATCGGCATGGACGCTGCGACGGTTGCCAAATGTTGCCGTGATGCGTTACGCACGATGGACGCAGCCGACGGCAATCCGATGTTCACAGTTGCGAGCTTCACAAATGTTTTACCATGAAGCCTAAAAAACAGCCGAAAAAACTAGGGGCAGGCTCGACGAGCTACCGTGAAACAGTTGATTCGTCTATTGACCGCGCAAACGTTCAATTTCTCATTCCGCAGGACTCGCGGCTTTACCTCAGCGCATATACTCGCAAGCGGATTGTCGAAAAGGTTGAATGGTGCCGTCAAAACTTTGGAATCGTTCAAGAATGGGGACGCGGGATTGCTCGGCATACGGTAGGGCGAGGAATATTCGCGAGTTTCAACACGGAAAATGCCGATTGGAACAAGGCGGCGAACCTTGCGCTTGAGAATTACTGCATGACACCGACGCAATGCGACGTTACCGGACGCCGCAACGCATACGAAATGCAAGCGCACATCGCGGAGCAGCTTGCAATCATTGGAGAGGCTTTCGTCCTTCATTCTGAAAATCCCGACTTTCCCTCACCTCGTTCTGGCGTTGGCGATTGTCCGGCATTTTATGCGATAGAACCAAACGACATTGCCACGCCGCCGCAGCAAAACGGAAAAGCAACGGAAGGCATCCACGACGGCATCGAACTCGGCGACTTTGGCCGCGCACGTTACTACCACGTCAGGCTGGCAAGCACAGAGTTTCAAGCCTACGACGCTCGCGATGTTTCTCACATTTTCCACGCGCAGGGAACAAATCAAAGCCGTGGAATTTCACCGCTCGCACCGGGTGTAAATAATCTTGTTGACATTCACGAATTGAAGCGGCTGGAAACGAAGACCGCTAAAACGCAGCGGCTTGTTTCGCTTATTATCAAGGGAACAAAGGCAGCAAAGGGACGCGGAGCAATGGCGGCACTTGCGGCACCAGTTGAGGGAGTTGACCAAGTGGACACGCAAGCCGTGGAAAACCTTTACCAAGGCGCAGGAGCGGCGATTGCCCGCATGGGAGACGACGGGAAGGTTGAGCTTATTACGGGGAATACTCCGTCGCCACTTGTCAACGAATACGTGACGGACCTTTTGCTTCGTGACGCGGCGGCAGGCACCGGAATCCCAGTTGAGTTTTTCTGGAGTCGCGACAAGCTCGGCGGCGCAAACGCTCGCGGAATCTTCGCACAGGCTGACGCGGCTTTCTCGCTTCTCGCGGACAAAGTAATCTACGGATGGTTTGAACGGTTCATCATTCGGTTTATCGAATGGCGAGTTGCCTCGGGCTTGCTCGCGGAACCGCCCCAGAATTGGAGAGACTGCATAGCATACCGCCGCCCACGTCGAGTCACGCTTGATAACGGGCGCGACTCAAAAGCACGCATTGAAGAACTCAATCACGGGCTGGCGACAATGCGCCTAATCTACGACGAGCAAGGCGAAGATTACTTGACGCATATCCGGCAATGGATTCGCGAGTTTCGCGAGTTTGAAGATGAAGCTGTTTTGCAAGGTTACACGCCGGAAGAGGCGAAGCAGCTTGCGAACCGCTGGCGTCCTCTACCTCCGGGAAGTGCGACAAGCACAACGCAGCAAAAAGGAGCGATGCCCGCGGAGCCGATTGAAGCGGAAGATTCACCGGAAGACGCAACCGAAGATTCGACAGAATCAGACAACAATAACGCACAAAATGATTCCAATTCCTGAGACAATTCTAACGCAGCCGCTGGCGATGCTGCCAACGGCGATTCCCGCATTCATTCAGCGATTCGCTAACCTTCGCGCCCGTTGTGAGGCGATGCCTGAGAATCTATCAATCGGAGACTTTGTGAACCAGCGGCGTGATTACAACGTGTCCGACGGGATTGCTACGATTCACATCAACGATGTTCTCGCGCAGAACACGACTGGAAGCGACCGAAAGCTCGGCATGACCGATTACGAACAAGTCACAAACGAACTCGACAAGGCGATGAACGACCCGAACGTCCGCGCAGTTGTGCTAGACATTAGCTCTCCGGGCGGTTCTGCAATCGGCGCACCAGAAGCAGCGCAAGCTGTTCGTGACGGACGGCAGACGAAGCCAGTTGTCGCATACATTGGAGAAATCGGCGCATCGGCAGCGTATTACCTGGCGGCAGGTGCATCGGCAATTGTAGCTCAGGCAAGCGGAATGGTTGGCAGCATCGGCACGCGCATTGAGTTTCTAGACTTTGGAAACGCACTCGCGGCGATGGGAATCACGCCACACATTTTCACGCCCGCAGCTAGTGACCTAAAAGCAGCCGGAACGCCTATGCGTGCACCTACCGCGGCGGAAACAAATTGGTTTCAATCTCACATCGAAAGCATCAACGCGAATTTCACCGGATTCGTGAAAGCAAACCGGAAGAAAGTCGGAATGGATTCGATGCGCGGCCAAGTATTCACGGGAGAACAAGCGTTGCAAAACGGACTTGTGGATTTCACCGGAAACATGGCAACGGCTCGCAAGCTAGCAACTCAACTGGCGGACTATTTGACAACGCGCAAAAACAAATGAGCATTGAAGAAATCACGCAGGAACTCGAAACCGCAAACGCATCGCTTTCGACTGTGACCGCTGAACTTGAGGCGGCGAAAGCTATTATTGCCGCTCAGAAAACCGAACTTGAAACAGCGCAGAACGCAGCAAAAGAGACGCTTGCAAATCTCGAAACCGCGAACGCTGGAAACACGGAGCTTTCCGCAAAGCTCGAAACGCTCACCGCTGAAAACGAGTCTCTGACAAAAGAGCGCGACGAAGCTAAGATTGAAGCGGCAAAGGCGCGTGAACAAGGCGCACGCTACGGAGCTAAGGCGCCGGCAGGCGGCACCGCATCAAACGGCCCGAAGGAATTCACGACCTCGGCGCAGATTAAAGAGCATTACGCTACGCTCACCGGAGAGGAGCGATTCGCATTTTTCCAAAAGAACAAGAAAACTTTGCTCTCGTAACAGGGACGCAGAACCAAAAACAACAACACACACACAATAAAACATCATGGCTAACACACTCTCAGCCGACCTCGTAGTGGATGTAGTGCGCGACCGGGTTCTAACCGTCCTCGGAAGCAAACTTGCATTCCTTTCCGCATACTCAACCGATTTCACCGCCGACACAATCGCGCCGAAATCAGTTGTTCAAGTCGCCAAAGCAACCGCAGGAGCGACGGCACAAACCGATCCAAGCAACTACGAATCCGGCGACACTACGTTGTCGAATATCGCAGTGACTCCTTCCGAATTGTCCGTTTCGTTCCACCTGACGAGCGCACAACTTCAGCAGGGTTTCCGGCTTCAGAAGCTCATCGACATCAACCTCCGGCAGCTTGCTTACAAAATCGCGGATACAGCCTTGGCACCAGTCACGGGCGCAGCCGCGCTCACTGTAGCGGCAGCCGATTTCGGCACTGACGAC